TTACTGCATAACTTCCCTGATGGCTTGACAGTCTCAGAAATCTGCACAAAGACGTTTATTGATTCACGGGTTGTACGCACCTGTCTTAAAAAAATGGAAGATTGCTATATTGATAGGTGGCTTCTTGGAAAGCATCAAAAGCCGCCAGAGGCCGTTTGGTGTGTAGCCGATGTGCCTCAGAATTGTCCTAAACCGAATAACAGAAAGACTAAGGAATGAACATGAAAATCAATGCCACATTCAATGACGAAGAAGAGGCCATCAAAGCTATCCACTCAGGGTATGCTTGGCAGACGTTGCATGAGATAAACGAAATACTGCGTCAACATAGAAAACACGACTTACCTTTTGAGCAAGTCGTGTCCAAAATCCAAGTGTCTGTTCAAGACGCATTGGCTATGATTTACCCCGATTAGGCTTCTTCGTCTTCTTCCCAATCGTCTTCGGACTCATCGTCCTCTTCGACTTCTTCTTCGTCTTCTTCGATATCTTCCACGACTTCCCAGCCGTTTGCTTCGTAGTAAGCGGCTGCGTCCTGGATGACCTTGATGACGTTCATGTCATCGGTTTCAATGGTGATGGAACCCGACTCAATTAGCATTTCAAACTGATACATGGTAACTCCTATACGTTGATGATTTGACCCCGAAATTCAACCTGATTTTCGTCCCACTTGTGAACTAGCTCAGGCCACAAAATCCTACCACCTTTGAATGTCAGAACCGCAAATCCAGACCGATGATTGAGTGGGTTTCCTTCGCCATAATCAAACTGCGGGCCATACGGCTCTGCTAAAGTCCCCGTATCTACGCCATACCGATTGCCGTTGTAATCGGCAAATGGAGTCACTTTTAGGCTGTGTAAATGACCAGTGATAATGCTGACTCCTGCGTTTACAGTGTTGTTATGGGCGGCATGAACGCCGTTCTTATAACGATGCTTTATAACGCAGTCTTTTGTAGGCCAAACAGACCATGCAAACTCCCATGCTGGTAAATGGTCTTCCAACTTAAATCCATGCACTTCTTTGTATTGCGGAGCTTGTGAAGCTAACTTGTTGGCAAAGCGTGTATCGTGATTGCCCCATGTAAACAGCAGCTTTACATTGTGTCGTGCTGCTTTGGCTGTTTCCTCAATCTCACCAAGATGCGCTTGAACTGCTTTTAACTCTTCGATAACGCTAGGAGTCTTTGACCATCCAAGCGGGTCATGGCGGCTAACTGTAGCCCCGTCAAAGGCATCACCGTTGCTGATGACTGCGTGAGGCTTTAGCTCTTTGATTGCCCACAGCAAACCCTTGTAAGCAGTTGTATATTCCCCAGGCCAGAAGTGCGCGTCAGAGAAGACGATTATGGTCTGGTCAAGGATGCCAAGCTCAACCCGATTGAGAGACGTTTTTATTGGTTGAATATGAGCGTATGCTTTTGCTCGCTCATCATTGGCAACAAGCGGCTGGTTCAGGTCTTTTTCTATCCTGCGTCTACGGCGGTGAACCAACCGTTCCGAAACTTCTAAATATTCTGCTACCTTGGTAGCGGAGCCATAACGGTTCCAAACATTGATGAACTCTTGACGCGAAACTTTAGCTTGCATATAGACTCCGCAAAGTTGCGCGGAATCTAGCACACATCTATTGCATCAATATGCACATGACTATACGTTGCGCTCAAAGTGAGGACAATCAACCAATGAACGAAAATTGCCGCCCCATCGATTTTTAGGATGTAGTGTTTCCCAGTACGCGCCAACAGGAGCCAAAATAGCTTTGCTCCAAATGATTTTCCCATCTTTGAAAAAGTTCAAGTCCATTGCACAGCGTTTCAAGTGAATGCTGTTCATGGTTTTGCTACGACCTGTTTTCACATAGATGGCCTGCTGCTCAGGTGTACGCGCTAACTCGCCTCCAGTGACCATAAAACCCTGCTCAGTGGCGTACTGAATCAGCTTGCACATATCCAGCAGGAAAGCTGCCTGTTCTTGACTAAGACTCATAATTACCCCTTTTTGGTTTGACATCTTTTTCCATGACTTTGGCTGGTGCTTTGATGCAGCTTGTGTCTACTTTTGCGTCAGTATTGGTTTTGTACCATTCTGCTTTTTCAGCTAACACTTGTTTGCATTCTTCTTCATCTGGGTACACCGTAAGCTGCTGCAAAAAACTACATTGCCCATTCAGACAGATATAGAGGACGGGTATGAAAAGATTCATTTTGGCTCATCATCATTGGTGAGTTTTACACCAGCCAATAGACCGCTAAATCCACCGACAATGGTCTGAAATGCTGGGCTTATTAGCTTGAAGATTTCCTCCTGGTTGACATTAGGGTCGAACAGACCATGCATCATGTTAGCTACCATTGCCAAAATGACAACGCACAGAGTGCAACTTACCATTAAGGTAACGATAAATGTAAGTTTTGACTTCATTTATTGCTCCGCATTTCTGCCAGTTTCTCCACGGTACGTCCACCAAAGTACGCACCCATGATGAGCATTCCCCAGTTACCAAGCAGGGTCACATAGGACTCATTGGCATTGAGGCCATATGCAGACATCATGGCAAACAGGAAGTACCCCATAAAGATGGCTATAAGGCTCATGGGGCGTATGTTCTTGGATAGCCAAGAGTCAGAGTTCATATCCGCTTGCCAACGGTCTGTGATGTTGTCTGCATCGTTCTGTGCAGCCCTAGCAAGCATCTCCATCTCAGCCAATTCCATCTTGGCTTTTTCAATACCAAGTTCAATCAGGCGCTCTTCATGGTGGTACTGCAACTCTCGCAGTTTTTCAACATCGGCAGGAGTGGGATTATCAGGAATCTTAACTCCCAATGTGTTCTCCACAACTTCTTTGCCCTTTGCCTGGATAGCAGAGGACAGAAGACCAAGGCCGCTTTCAGCAAGCGTACCCAACAATGCGCCAAGAATTGGAATCATTAAAAACCCCTATTAGTAATAACGTGAAACGTGATGCTAACCAGTGGAACAACGATAGCTGACGCACCTGAAATCCAGAGTGTATTCATGATAATCGCTACTTTCACTTCTTTGTCCTTCTGCTTTCTTTCTGCTTCTTCTCTTTCCATCGTGTTGCGCTCTTTAATCATCCTAGTGCGCTCTGCCATCATCTCCTCCCACACAGGCGCATTGCCTGAGTAGAAAAGAATGTCCTTCAGCTCTTTCTCATGTTCTCTTAGCGCCTTAGATGCAAGTGCAATCTGGAGAGCTTGAGAGCTTATCTGTGCATCTGTTTTACCTATGCTTGCAATCCGTGCCTTGCTGCTTGCTAGGTGAACTGTATCCGCTGCTTGGTAAAAACTGCTGAATTCCTTATAGAGGCCGTGGATGTCTTTGCCAAGAGCAACTGCTTTTTTATGCCAGAAACGGCAGCTTGTGCCATAGCGAAAGCGGTGAATGGGTCTATCATTTCTTGTTCACCACCGCCCATCGGCAGATGCGTCCATCTTTGTCAAGAAACTCATTTGCTCTAAGCATCTTGTCCTCATCTTTCTTTGGAGTACGACAAACCAGCACTGTTTTAGTCTCTGTTCCAGGCCAAGGACTTTCGGCAGAGGCTAAAAATGCATTAAACATTACTGCTGCTCAGATTCTTGTGGCACAGGAGCAGGCGCACCAACACCTTGATAAACACCTCTTGTTGCACCAGTTTGCAAATCATTCACAGCATCTGCCACCCATTGGATGCCATATTTTTTACCAATCCTAATGGCATCATCAATTTTTGTTTTATCAAAACCACTGACTTTAGGCTGCACAGATTCAAAAACTTTCACAGCGTCAGATGGATTCAGAAGCAATGCTTTTAGCTTTTCTTCTGTTGCGCCAGATGCTGTTTTTGCCCAATACTTGCTAAACAAAGATGTAATGGCATAAATTGGCCCAGATACAGGATTGTATATACGAGAAATGATTTGCTCTGGAGCAATTCCAGTAAGCTCCTCAACTCTGGTCTTAGGAACAGTCTCAACTCTGAAAGGAACATTAGTCAAATCTTTTGTCAATCGGTCTGATGCAATGCCAAAGTCTTTGATTTTCTGTGCGTAAGTAGGGCCAAACACACGATTGAAAACAGCGGCTTTGTTCCTGTCATTGAGTAAAGCAACTGGGTCTGCTGAGTTAACAATGTCATCTAGCAAGAATGCACGGGCAGCATTCACAGCGTCTTTGTTAGCTCCATATTGCGACATGAACTTGTTGGTGAATCCAATGTCACTGTACATCTTGGAGATGAGCCTTTGAGGGCTTTCCATGCCTTCTTTGCCAAGGATTTGCTCGCCAGCAACTTTCTCAAATGCTGTATTGACTCTGTTTTTTTGCCTAATCAAATCATCAATGTTGGACACAGATGCGGTTAACTCATCCTCAAGACCTGGGACTATAGAAATAGCGCCTTTGTTCTTTTTAAGCCAAGCTCTTGCTGCCTTTGGGTCAATAGCATCGTTCTTGATTGCCACCTTACTAAAGCTGTCGTAGAACGCATCCTTAACAATTTGCAAACCATCTGGGCCAGTAGCAGCAATAAATTCGCTTGCGTTTGATTTGTTGCCAATGATGGCGGGGCTAATTTGCTCAACAAATTTCTTACGGTCAACACTTTTTAAGGTTTCAGCATTAAAAGGCAAGCCAACTTTTTGTAGATACGCATTGTCTGCATTGCGATATGCGGCTACAAAATCTGGGTCAAGTCCTTCAATGTGTCCACCAACACGCTGTTTTAACTCAGTCAAAAGACGAATGTCTGCTGGGTCATCTGTTTTGCGAAGCTGTTTGTTGATTTCTCTTTTCAAAGAATCAAGGTCTTCAATGGTAGCAGCAGTAAACTTCCTGCCACCCTCAATTGCTGGCTTTCCTTCGGCAGTCAAGATGGCGCTTGGCTCGACTACTTCAGGCTTAAACTTAACGCGCACACGGTTGTAGATAGACGGGAAAGTCTTAAAAATATCAGACGCTTGACTTCCTGCCACAAAGTTATAAATATCATCTACAGATGCTGCTGGCAACTCTAGACTTTTGTTTTTTGCTATGTTGAAAGCCTCTGTGTACAGAGGAGCAACCGCTTTTCTTGCATCATCTTCTTTTTGTGCAACCAGTGCAGAAATGCGTTGCCCAAGCACAGTAGGGTCAAGGGTTCTGTCTTCAGATAGGTCTGCAATTTGTTGGTCAATTGAACGAATTTTTCTTTGCTGTGGTTTTGCCAAATCCAAAGGCTCAATCAACTTGCCTTTTGCTGACACTTCCGCTGTAATTTTTGATGGGTCGCCAAAGATGCGTTTTTGGTTTTGCGCCAAAGCAAGTTTTGCATCTTCAAACTGCTTGCCGTATTGCGCCCGAAACACTGGGTCTTTGGAAGATAGCGACTGAATGATGTTGTTGATAACAGGATTGTCAGCAAGCATGGAGCTTATAGGCATCTTCATTTCTGTCCCGCCAGGAGCCTTCAGATAAACGCTCTGTTGCGCTCTAGCAGCCTCAACAATCTTTTTCATGTAATCTGGGTCAGCAGCACCAGCAGCAATAAAGATGTTGCTTATGCGGTTGTCCACATCTTTCATTAACTCATCTTCTGGGACTGTTCCTTTGACTTTTTCCCATTGAGATTTTGACAAGTTCCACGCCTTGCCACCAACCTCTACGCCAAGTTCTGCCGCCTTCATTGCGGTTCCAGCACCATATGCAGTTCCGCCGCCACCCAAGAGACCACCAACAACTTGGCCTGTAACTGGCATACCAACTTTTTGACCGCCAATTTCTCCAATTTGAGCGCCACCTGATGCTCCAGTTCCAACAACAGCCTGCTCCGCTGGTC